TATCGTTACCTTTCGCCGTAAGAAAAACCTTAAGAGTTAGGGTTTATGTTGCGTCGATTAGTAACGAGTTCTATTTTACATAATAGCCGTTTACAAACGACAACAAACGACAACAAACGGCTTTTAGTTCTCACAAAACAAATGTAAGGCTTGCCCTACAAATATTAGTAGTGTGTATAGCATAGTAGTGTGCATAAGCTACAACCATAGGGACGTAAAATGTAGGGCACCCTGCAGGAAGGTACCCCTACAGGAAAAGCCAAAAACTTTGAAGGAAATTCTGAAATCAAGACCCCCGTGTCGAAATTGAAGGCGCTTTCCTACAGCAAATCGTCACGCAAATCCTATATATAACCCAAATACCCCACATTTCTGACATATTTTTTTACCTCATCCCAGTAACCACGGGGGCTGTGTCGATAATTGTCAAAAAATGACGTCTCCTGACGATTTTAAAAAAGTTTGTCATAAGATAACTTATTGATTATCAGTACTTTATATTTAATATTCCAGAAATGTCGTTTTTACTCTTACTTTTTACAGAAAAAAAAATAAAATATATATAAAATATATATATAAGAGAATAGAGAAGAAATTTTCGACATTCTGACATAGACAATGTCTAAGAAATGTCTAAGAAATGTCTAAATCCGTATATAAATTTACACTATATTTGCAGAATAATAATCTAATTTTATTTTATATGGAAATTACAATTGCACCAAACTATCTATTGTTTGGTTTATCCTGGTTCTCACCAGACGAAGATTTTGACTACTCAGAGGTCAACATCTATATCCTATGTTTACACATTCAATTTACATTTTAATTATGAGTACTGAATTATCATTCGAAGAAGAAGGAAGAAAAAAATTAGTAGAAGGCATTACTAAGTTAAGTAGGGCTGTAAAATCTACATTAGGTCCTCGTGGAAAGACTGTTCTTATAGAGTCTCAATTACATACCCACGGAATAACAATCACTAAAGACGGTGTTACAGTAGCTAAATCAATTAGCTTAGCTGATCCAGTAGAAAATTTAGCTGTTAAAATCTTGAAGGAGGCAGCCGACAGGACTGCGACCAGTGCAGGTGATGGGACTACGACAGCGATTGTGCTGACGGAGGCTATGGTCACAAGGGGCAACGAGTTCATCACGGAGAGGAACAACCCAACGGAGGTGCTTCGTAACGTGAACACTGTTGTTGACGGTGTGGTTAAGAGCCTGGAGAAGATGAGCAAGAAGGTGAGCGGTAAGACGCTTAAGGACGTTGCGTCTATATCTGCCAATAATGATAAGGAGCTGGGTGCTATAATCGCTGACGCGTACAACAAGGTCGGTAGAGAAGGAATCGTTACGGTTGAGAACTCGCAGACGGACAAGACCTACAGCGAGGTGACGAATGGGATCAAGATAGGACGTGGTTACACGAGCAGACTGTTTGTGAACGATATGAAGAAGGAGGAGTGTATAATGGAGGATGTGTACGTTATGGTGACCGACCAGGAGATAAGTAACATACTCTCCATTGAGAACGTGCTGAAGCCGATCATAAACGGACAGAAGAAGCTGTTGATTATAGGACCGTGTACCAGCAACGTGATCAACACGCTGGCTGCGAACGTGGCTCATAATAACCTTAAGTTCTGTAACATCCAGCCGCCACAGTTTGGGTACAAGCAGCAGGAGCTTATGCAGGACATCGCGCTTGCGGTTGGGGCTAAGTACTTCAGCGAGCAGACTGGTGATGACCTGAGTCTGATCTCTATAGACCACCTTGGTAAGGCTGACAGGGTGATTGTCGGAAGGGACAGCACGGTGCTGGTTCGAAGCGAGACCTCAAATGAGGCGATTAGAGAGCGTGTTGAACAATTATGGATACAGCACAACAACTCGACGAGAAAGGGCGACAGGGATGCCTTAAAAGAGCGTATAGCGTCACTTACAGGTGGTGTTGGTGTTATATACGTAGGAGGAGGCTCGGACGTGGAGCAGAAAGAGAGGTACGACAGGGTTGATGACGCGGTCTGCGCGGTAAGATCAGCGCTAGAGGAGGGCATACTGCCAGGTGGTGGTGTGGCGCTGTTTAATATTGCGTCCGATATCATAGAGTACGCCGATGATAGTATGGAGCACATAAGCCACGACCAGTACACAGCGATGCAGATCGTGGGCTGGGCGATACAGTCACCGCTGCTGCAGATAATGGACAACGCGGGGAAGGACGGATACGAGATGATGTCAGACGTGGACGCTCAAGGTCGCGGTTACGATGTGAAGAACGAGTGCTACGGTGATATGTTCGGGATGGGGATCATAGATCCGCTGAAGGTTACGAAGAACGCGCTGAAGAACGCGGTCAGTGTAGCCACCACGATCCTGAGCACCAACGCAATTATAACCTTAACACGAGCGTAGTATGTATCAAGTATTAGAACAGACGCACGAGGAGAAAGTAAAAATGTATAATAAGTTAAGCAAAAAAGAACTTATTGAAATGCTGATTGAAGCTAATAAGCATTTAATATTAAAACCACTTACTTGGGTAAATGATGAACTTTATCCAAAACCAACAGTTACTTATAATCAAACGTGCTCTTGCAACCCATCAAATGGAGGAAGTGGTATTTGTGGCTGTACAATGGGTAATACAATAATAAATTAAATATAAAAACAAATGAATTGCAAACCACTAGGTAAATATATAGTGATCAACCAGATCGATGAGCAGGTCAAGTCTGACATCGGTCTGATAATGTCTGGGACTGACACCTCGAAGATGAGGTACAAGAAGGCAGAGATAGTGAAGAAGGGTACGGATGTGCAGTCAATTAATGACGGAGACATCGTCTACTACGACAAGAACGCTGGCTACAGTATGATGATAGGCGACAAGACCTATACCGTCATAATGGAGCGGGATGTGATCGTGGTGATCTAATACTAAAAACCACCGACTAATCTCGGTGGTTATTTATTTTATAATGTCCGTTATATACAACATATTAGCTATTATTGCGTATAATATGACACACTAGACAACATATTATCTAGTACTGCTTAGCCCTCTGTATCGCCTCGTTCATCTCAATGATCATCTTTCGATAACCACGCGCGATATAACCAGCGTCCTTTCTAAAGATTGGGTTCTTGCTTGGGTGGGTTGTGATACCCTCCTCACCGCTAAGCTTCTTGTAGACGGCATTTATCAGCCTCTTCCCCTTGAATGACAGCGTGTATAGCGCCTTCTCGTTTCCATTCTTCTCACGCCAGGGCACGATCCAGTCTCCGCTAACCAGCCTCTTAAACCTGTTCGTGTCCCACGACATAATCCTCTCAAACTTCTCAAAGTCGTGCTCCGAAAAGAGGTCCTCGGAGTATAGAAACAGTAGCATCTCAAGATCTGGGTAGGACAGCCCATAAGCCTCTGACACCCAATACCTTACAACTCTCCAGTACTTCAACCAGTCGTGCTTGGGCTCGACCTTGTAGTGTGTCTTTGTGATTATTTTCTTTCTTAATTTCATTTTGATTTAATTATTATCTTTGCAAAGATAAAACATTTAATATTATGCCATTAAAATCAGGGTGCTCATCAAAAACGATAAGCTCAAACATAAGAGCAGAGATTAAATCTGGACGACCTCAGAAGCAGGCGGTAGCAATCGCGCTGTCAAAGGCTAGTAAATGTAAAAAACAAAAAAAATAAATAATTATGAAAGCAAAAGTTACAAAAAAGGTAGTAGTAGAGAAATCTAAAGGTATGAAGAATGACAAGATGATGATGATGAAGGAGAAGATGATGATGGCTAAAAAGAAAAAATAACAATGCCAGGTAGGACAGCTAAATACTACGCATCGAATCCAGAGGCACGCAAGAAGCGTCTTGAGTATCAGAAGGAGTATAACAAGCAGGACCGTGAGGTTAAGAAGCGTGTTGAGCTGAATGCTGAGAACCGCAAGCGTGGCACGTACGGAAACTTTGATGGTCTTGATGTCAGTCATACCAAGTCAGGAACAAAATTACAGAAGGCTTCAGTGAATCGCGGTTCGCGAACTGCGATGCCTGGAGACAAAAGAGCAAGAGGAAATGGGAGTAAAAAGTAAGATGAAGTGCAACACTCCTCAGAAGAGCGACAGGGAAGGTAAGAAGAGAATGGTCAAGGCTTGTGAGAACGGGCAGGAGAAGCTCATTCACTACGGAGCAACTGGTTATAAGTCAAATTATTCTGATGAGGCTAGAAAAAATTTTAAGGCGAGACATAATTGTGATACAGCTACAAGTAAATTAACCGCTAGGCATTGGGCTTGTAAAAATCTTTGGTCTAAAGGAAGTGATAAATATTTAAAAGGTAAATGAGATTTTTTGTATATAAAACGACTTGTTTAGTAAATCAAAAATACTATATAGGAGTTCATAGAGAAGTAAGAGCTTCTGACGGATATATAGGATGTGGTGTATGTAGTCAAGGAACAGCAGTAGCTTTAAAAAAGAAAGGTATTAAATCAATTTTAATAGATTCTGTTTTAAAATACGGATATAAAAATTTTAAAAGAGAAATAGTAAAAGAGTTTGATAACGAAATTGATGCTTATAAGTATGAAGAAGAAATATTAACTCCTGAATTAATTAAAGATAAAAATTGTTTAAATATTAAAACAGGAGGAAATGGAGGTAGAAATTTAAATATATGTAAAAAAGTATCCATTATAAATACTATAACAGGAGAAATTTTAGATTTTGAATCTCAATCTGATTGTGCTGGTTTTTTAGGATTAAAAAATATTAGTGGTAAAAAAAGTTTTTTAAAAAATAAATATTTAATAAAAGGTACTGAAAAACCAGTTTCTTTAAAAAGAATTGATGGTAAAATATTTTATTTTTTTGATGTAAGTCAAGCTGCTAAAATAACAAATAATAATGTTAATAGAATAAATGATTTAATAAAAAGAAATAGGTCTCATTCTAATGGATGGTTTTTATCTGATTTTGATTTTTTAAAAGAAAAAAATTATAGACATGCTAAAAAAATAAGAAAAGAAATAAAATTAGTTAACTAATGAAGAAAATAATAGCTAAAGCAAAACAGTACGAGTCAAAGGCTTCACTTGACGGCAAGATGAAGTACCTAAAGGGCAACGTTGGTAAGGTAACTAAAAATAAGAAGATATGTTAGGAGACGACATCGAGAAAATAACTAAGGCT